ATCAATCTTTAAATCATTGATGCCAAACACCGAAGCGGAAACCACAGGGTTAATGACCCGTAACGAAATTGCGGGAATTGTTGCGCGGCAAAAACGGGATGCCTTTTATGCTCAGATTATGGGCGAAAGCCAATACGGTAATTCTATTGATGCGTTGCTAAAAAAAGGTACTTCTGCCGCAACAGGCGGGGGCGGTCGCCCTGTAACTGATGCGGATGAAAAGGAAAGAAAACGCAAAGCGGAAGCCGCTGAAAAAGAAAGATTGCGCTTGTTGGAAAAATATAGGCGCGAACTTATTGAAGTAGATAAGATTGCAACACGGGCGCAATATCAAGAAGTAATGGCGTATCAAAATGCTATTGCTCAAATTCGTGCCAATGAACAAGCGTTAAAAGTTAAAAACGATATTTTGTTTATTGAAACTATGACCGCTGATATGCGTTCTGAAGATATACAGTTAACAAAAGATTTGTATTTAGCCGAAGAAAAAAGATTACAAAACATCAAAGAAATACAGCAAAACAATATTTTAGATGCCGAATCAAAAGCACATTTAATTTCACAAGAAAACGCATTAGCCGATGCCACAGAACGCTACTTACGCGCACAAAACCAAGCGGTTAAAGCGCAACGCGAAGGCACGGGCGAACAAGGTTTCTTAAAAGAAGGCGCTAAGTTTTTCCGTGATATGCCTACTGATTTGGAAAATGGCGCAAAGGCTTTTCAATCCGTAATGGGCAACATGGAAAGCGCATTAGATAACTTTGTTCGCACGGGCAAGTTATCGTTTAAATCTTTGGCGCGTAGCATCATTCAAGATTTGATTGCCATTCAATTGCGGGCATCAGCAACAGGTTTGTTTAAATCTTTGTTTGGTATGTACGCGGGCGGTGGCTTTGGTACTGGCAACGCTTTTGGCAATCAAGACCTTGGCGGGTTCTTAGCCGATGGTGGTTCTGCTAGTGCTAATACGCCTTACATCGTTGGCGAACGCGGGCCTGAACTGTTTGTTCCCCGTTCATCAGGCACGGTAATTCCAAACCATGCTTTAGCGGGTGCGGGCGGCTCTACAAACATCACAAACAACTACATTAACGCCATTGATACCAAATCGTTTGAAGAACGCTTGTACGGTAGTTCTAATGCGATTTGGGCGGCAAATCAGTACGCTAATAAATCATTGGCGGTTAACAGGGGTCGCGCATGAGTTTCCAAACCATCTTTAACATTCAGCAATCAATGACGGTGAACAATCGCCGCATGGTTGGACAACAAGTAGCGCGTTCGGGTTACATCACCGTTGCACAGTATTTAACTGCCGTGCCTTGGGTGTTTACGATTCAACCCCATGCGTACCTTTACTATCCACAGGTTCGCGATGTAATCCAAACCATCGACAACCTTGATAGGCAATTGCCCGAAACAATTACCTTTAATACATCGAACCTTTCTTGGTTTACCGAAATGCGCGGCACGGCTACAGCGGCTACGCTGAACGGTACGCCCGTAGCAAATACGCAAACGCTTGCCTTGACTTCTAACGGCACATTTAAAGCGGGCGACTTTATTATGATTAGCGGTTACACCTACAAAGTGACCGCCGATAGCGCGGGTTCATCAGTAAACATTAACCGCCCGCTGATTGGTACGCCATCATCAGGTACAACGGTTTACATTGGTAACGCGTGTACATTTACAGTAGTTGCGGAATCATGCCCAACATATACATTAAACCCAATGACGGATGGCGCATTTGTGCAATGGGATGCACCGTTTGTTTTTAGAGAATACATCGTATGACAACAATCAATGCGGTAACTGGTTATCAAATCAATCACGCGGAGTTTGTACGCCTGACCGTAGGAACTGCCGCAACGGTTTACACATTCTGTAACGCCGCCGCACCAATCACGGTTAGCGGTATCACATTTACAAACCTTGGCGCTTTGCTAAGTGTTGGCGATGTTCAGCGCGACATTAAGGCAACATCCGATGACATGACAATTGCGTTAACGGGTATTGATTCAGCAAATGTTGCATTGATTCTTAGCAACGACATTAAAGGTTCGTTGGTAGAGGTTTGGCGCGGTTTCTTTGATTCAAACAACCAAATCATTACTACGCCTACAACGCAGTTTTTTAAACGCTACCAAGGCATTATTAACAGCGTTTCAATTACCGAAGATTTCAACAGCGAAGCAAGAACTAGGATTGCAACTTGTTCTATTTCTTGTTCATCGATGCGCCGCATTTTGGAAAACAGATTGTCGGGCGTAAAAACCAATACAAACAATTGGCAATTCATTTACCCTAACGACACATCCATGAATCGCGTAAGTGAAATTTCTAATACATTCTTTGACTTTGGCGCACCGCCTAAGACACAAACACAATCAAGCGAAACTACAGTTACTGTAGATGAAAATGAATTTAGAGAATAAATATGATAAGACAAGCGACAAGATACGACATACCTAGACTGTTAGAAATTGTAGAGGCTTACGCTTATGAAAACCCAATTAAAAAACTTGGTCAATCGCATAACCACTTTCCCCGTTATGTTGAAGAACTATTGTTTAGCATCATTCAAGGGCGTGGGTTCATTTATGTGGATACGCATTTGCGCGGTGCAATCATCGCTTACAAAACTTCTAACATTTGGTCGCCAAAAGTAAAAGAGTTAAACGAACTTTTGTGGTGGGTAGAACCTGAATATAGAAATGGAACGGTTGGTGGTAGGCTTTGGAAAGCGTTTGATGAACGCGCACAAGATATGTTGAAGATGGGTGATATAGATATTGTTTGCACTTCAATTTCTGCTAGTGGCCCATTGATTGATTACACGCGCCGCGGATACAAACCGCTTGGCGCAACTTTTGTTAGGGAATAAAAATGGTTGGCTCATTAGTTGCGGCATCAGTATTTGGTTTAACAGCGGGAACGGTTGCGTATGCGGCGGCAGTTTTTGCAGTTAACTTTGCGCTATCGTCAATCGTTACGCGTATGTTTGGCGACAATCCTGAATCACAACAGGATATGGGCGTTCGCCAACAAGTTCCCCCAAGCGGAGTAAATGCAGTTCCTATTGTTTACGGCGATGCGTACATGGGCGGCACATTCGTTGATGCGGTGCTGACTACCGACCAAAAAACAATGTACTATGTTTTGGCTATTTCAAGCATTAGCCCTAATGGTCAATTTACATTTGATACCGCCGATATGTACTACGGCGACAGGAAAATTACTTTTGATGGTTCAGATTTAACCAAAGTAGTTAGCCTAACCGATGAAGCGGGCAATGTAGATACAAAGATTAGCGGCAATCTTTACATCAATCTTTACACATCTACCGCGGGCGGCACAATCACATCCGCTAATGGCGCATCAGCACCTAGCACCGTAATGGGTGGTTCTGACATTGCAAGCGCACAACGTTGGACAGGCACACGCCAAATGAACGGTTTGGGTTTTGCTATTGTCAAATTAAACTACAACCGCGATGCTGATACTACACAACTTCAACCAATAACATTTAAAGTTAAACAAGCATTAAACGGCACAGGCGTAGCCAAAGCGGGTGATGTGTGGTATGACTACATAACCAATGCTGTTTACGGTGGCGCAGTAGATACATCGTTTGTTAATAGTACAAGCGCAACAAATCTAAACACTTACGGCGACCAACTAATTACATTTACCGATTCTGATGGCAACCCCGCTACACAAGCGCGTTACAGAATTAACGGCGTGTTGGATGCAGGGCAATCGGTTCTTTCCAATATTGACCGCATCATGTCGGCTTGTGATTCATGGATGACATATAACGCCGCATTGGGTCAATGGTCGGTGGTAGTCAACAAAGCCGAATCTGCCGCGTATGCGTTTGATGATGACAACATCATTGGAGAAATTCGCGTTAGTGCAACCGATATTACATCGTCAATCAATCAAGTTGAAGCGCGTTTCCCGTTCAAAGAAAACCGCGACCAAGCCGCATTTATTAACATTGAAACACCTAGCGGTTTACTGTATCCAAATGAACCCGTTAACAAGTATTCAATTACTTATGATTTGGTTAACGATTCGGTGCAAGCAAACTATCTTGCTAACCGTTTGTTAGAACAAGCCCGCGAAGATTTGATTGTTTCTTTTAGCACTACCTATTATGGTATTCAGGTAGATGCGGGTGATGTTGTTAGCGTAACCAATTCAGATTACGGATGGTCGGCTAAACTTTTCCGCGTGATGAAAGTTAACGAAGCATCGTTGCCTGATGGTCAACTTGGCGCAAAGTTAGAGTTAAGCGAATATAACGCTGATGTTTATGATGACCAAGACATTACACAGTTTGCACCTGTTGCTAATTCTAATTTAGCATCACCCGTATATTTTTCTGCGCTATCTGCCCCAACAGTTTCAGCAACTTATCCGTCTGCAAGCATCCCATCGTTTGATGTAACCGTAACCGTACCAACAACAGGTCGTGTGACATTTGGCACTTTGTACTACACAACTACGCCCGCTGTTTCTACAAGTTGGTTGGTGCTGTCGGTTGCAAATTCGCCTAACAATATTCCTGTCGTAAACGGCACAACATACACATTTGCAAACATCACATTACCTGCGGGAACATATTACTTTTCATTTACCGTTGGCAACGAAACCGCAACATCGGTAAAAAGCGCAAACAGTTCTGCTTTGGTTTGGAATCCCGTGGGCATGGTTGGCCCAACTGGTGACAATGGTTTAACTGCTTTAACGGCTTATTTAGTTCAAAGCCAATCAAGCGCAACGCCTACATTTACTACGCCTACAAGCGGTGCTACTGCGCCTAGCGGGTGGTCATTAACAACGCCCGCCATTACGGTTGGTCAAGTTATGTGGTACATCCAAGGTAGATACAACAGTAATGCGGTTACGGTAGATGGCGTTGCGGCAAACACTACGGCGTGGACAGGGCCGATTGCGGCTAGTGTTTTCCAAGATATTAAATCTGACAATTGGAATGGTTCAAACCCGCCAACAGGGGGAACGCCCGCAACTTATGGAACAGCAGGTTATTACATTCAGCAATCTACTGGCGATATGTTTTTGAACAGCGTATATGCAAGAGGAATTGCTACCTTTGATGGTGCTAATACTGTTGGTGGTTATACCTTTGCATTAGTTGCCAATTCAACGCTAAATACAAATGGCGGCATCATTGCTTATTCAGCGTCTATTTTTAATGGCGCGGTAATGGGCTACGGCAGTTCAAGCGCATTTGGCGGGTATTTCCAAACAACAGGTTCGCAAGCGGCGTTAGCGTCTTTTTCATCTGGTTCAGGCGCAGGGCTTCAAATTGGTGGTGGAACAATGACCATCAACAACAGTACATTGGTTACAAACTTAAACGCCGATTTATTAGACGGTAATCATGCAAGCGCATTTTTACCCGTTGGTGGCAATGCTGTTTCTGCAACTTATGCAACAACCGCGGGTAGTGCATCTACGGCAAGTCTTGCATCTGATTCAAATTCATTGGACGGATATTTAGCATCATCATGGACGCGAATTTTTGCTACCAATTCAGGCACAGCAAATGCAGGTGGTTCAGGCATCAATTTGCTTGGAGATACATCTACAGGTATTGCAGGGGCTTATGTAGGGACTTCAGGTTCTAGCAACACAGTTACTTTTACTGTTCAAACTTCTAGCCCATCTGACCCAAGATTAAAAAAAGACATTCAAGACAGCGACCTTGGGTTAGAGTTTGTCAAAGGTTTAATTCCTAAAAAATACCGACTTATCCATGACCCTAAAGAACAATTTGGTTATGGATTTTTAACTACCGATGTAGAAAAACTTATTCCCAAAGGCAGTTCGCTTGTTTACCACGAACCCGATTTAATGGCAGGTGATGACAAAGGGTTTGATGTTGTTCACTATCCGTCATACATTGCAGTTTTAACCAAGGCGATTCAAGAATTGACCGCCAAAGTTGAAGCCTTAGAAACACAATTGAAAGGTTAAATATGCCAAGAGAAATAACTATTCCTGCAGAAACTGTTTATGAGGAAATTCAATCCTTGCAAGAATTTCCTGAAGACCAATTGGTTCGGGTTATTGTTGGTGTAACCGATGTTAATGGCACATTTCTTGTGCCGCAACAGTACAAGGTTTATAACATTTCAGGCGATATGTACACCGAATTAAATTCAGCAAATCCATCGTGGAATCCTAACAAGCCCGCGGGGACTTATTTCAATGATGATTTGTGGCACTTCATTGATTTAATTAGACAATCTTGATAAGATAAGAACACGACAAGACACCATCGCCCGCGAGTACGCGGTTGTTCGACCTATGTATAGGGAACGCTGACATGGCGCTATTTTCTAAGAATGTAATCACGCAAGTAAGCGGGTTTGATAACCCCTTGATTA